TCAGAGAGCGGAGGGGGCGACCTTCGGAACGCTCAGGTCGTAGATGTCGAGCATGGACTCGTCGCGGTGGCCGCTGGCTTCCTGCTTGTCGGCCCGGGTACCAGGGGTGTCGGTGATGCCGCGGCGCTTGAGGTCGTGCAGGCCGAAGCGCTGCTCCGCCGTGATGACGCCGGCCGCGATCGCGTTACGCATGAAGCGGTTCCAGGCGGTGTCCAGGCCGGACTTGCCCAGCGGCCCGCCGTGGTCGGCGGTGATGATGAAGCGCTTCTCCGGGAGGACTGGCACCGCTGTGCCCCGGGCTTTCCACACCTGGGCGCGTCGCGCCTTCGCGGCATCCCAGGCGGCGCGCAGCCGCGGCGTCCAGGTGACCACGTTGTCGCGGCTGCCCTTGCGCCGGTTGGTGAGGATGCCTTCGGGCAGCTCGTTGGCGTCGGTCAGCGTAACGACCTCGATGCCGCGCAGCCGGCACAGGTAGGCCAGCTCCATGACATAGCTCAGGTGCGGCGGTACCGCATCCTTCTGCCCGCGTTTCAGCTGGCCCAGCTCGCGGGCGCGGTCGATTAGGCGCTGCATCACGTCGAGCGACGGCAGCCGGCGCTGTTTGCGCTCGACCGGCGCCTCGATGCCCATGGCCGGGTTGCTGTCCAGATAGCCGCGGTTACGGCCCCACTGCATCACCAGCCGCAGGTACCGCAGCGCGTGGGCCGCCTTCGACGGCGTGCCTTCGTCGGCGATCCGATCGATGAGCCGCTGGATCAGAGCCGGGGTGAACTTGCGCACGGCCAGCTCGCCGAGGGGCTTGCCGAGCTTGGTGGGAATGTTGACCAGGACGTCGCGCGACCAGCTGTAGCTTTCCTGGGTCTTGGGAGCCAGCCGCTTGAACTTGGCGCTGTCGTGGTACTCCCGGCACAGGAAGTTGAGGCTCTCCCGGTCCACGCCGTTGCGCACCTCCATGATCCGGTGCAGCTCGCCGAGCGTGGCCGAGCAGTTGGCGATGTTCTGCCGGCGCTGCCGGCCGGCTTCGTCGCGGTGCAGGGTGTACCAGCTGCCTTTGCCGCGATGATCAAAGAAAACGGCCGCTGGGATAGCGGCCTGATCAATGTGCGGTGGGATGTGGGGGTTGTGCTTCCTTGCTCGCCTCATAGGATATCGACGCCGTACTGCTCCTGGTTGCCGGCTTTCAGCCCGCCGGCCTGGTTGATCAGGTCCACCGTGGTCCACGGCCCGGTGCGGCCGCGGAACAGGCGGATGCCCTGCTCATGCAGGGCCCGCTCCACGTCGGCTCGGCGGGCGTAGCCGGTGATGCGCTTGAGGTCGTCGAAGGTCAACACGCTGGAGGCTTCGCTCATGGGCGGGCCTCCAGTTTACTGCTGCTGGCCGGTGGCCATCGCCGAGAATTGCGGCTCAAGCCTTCTCGCCTCGGTCCGCTAGCCATGCCGCCCTCCCAGCCACTCGCTACGGCAAGCCCACTGCCGGCGCATCTCCTCGATCAGCTTTGCTGCGCTGGCGGTGCCTCGATGTTTGGCGATCAGCGCGGTGAGTTCGGTGATGCGCTCTGCCGTGGTGTAGCCCTTGCGAAGCCAGGTTCTGGCCTCGCATTCCAGCCTGAGCTGGCTGCTGTCTTGCTCAGGCATTTGCCACCTCCTCCAGCGGAAGCCCCCTTGAGTGCAGCGCGTTCATGCTCCAGGGTGCCAGGCGAAACTTGCCGCCGTGGTAGCGGATGACGGGCGCCGTGATGGTCATGCCGTCACCTCCTTCGACTGCGCTTCCCCAGGATGCACGAACAACTCCACTCCATCGCGCAGCAGATCCCGCTGGGTCTCGCGCAGCAGCGCCGGATCAAGGCCCAGCTTGCGGGCCATGGCTTCTGCAGCCCAGCGGGCGCCCATGGTGTTGCTGGCGGTGCGCTTGTCGCCGCGCACGGTGGCCACGTAGGTGCCAGTGGTAAAGCGGGTGCGGATTTCAACGGGCATAACGGCGGCCTCCCTGGGCTTTCTTGGCGGTGAGGTTGCCCATGTAGCTGGCCCACTCTTCCTGCTTGCGCTGCTGGCGGATGCGGCTACAGGTGGCGTGCTTACGGGTGGAGCGGGCCTTGTGGCAGATATCGCAGATGCTGGGCAGGTCTAGCCGGTGGCTGGCCATGGTTGGGCGGGTGCGGTTGGTCATTGGGCACCACCTTCGGCCTGGTGGCCGGGGTTGCCGTACTTCGCGGCGCCGCATTCGCAGCGGTAGAGGCCGCGCTTGGTGATGCGACCGACACGGCCGTTCAGGTGGCTGGTCACGACGTTGCGGACGAAAGTCCAGCTGTGGCGTTTGCCGACGGTGCAGGGCTTCATGCGTCACCGCCTTGCACTACCGGAGCGGCCTGTTGCAGCAAAGCCTTCATGTATTCAATCGCTTGAGTGGCATCGTCATGGGAGTCGCAGAACACTTCGCGAGCCTGGCGCGCCGCACGGTTAACCGCGGCTTGCCAATCTTCTGGCTCCTCGTCGGCGGCCCAGCCCAGCGCGCTGCGGCGCTCCATCAGGTCCAACGCCTGGCGTGCTTTAGCGCTCAGCTCCGGGCCGATGCCACAGTCGCCGTCTGCCACGTAATTGACGAACTCCAGCAGGGCATCGCCCGCAGCCAGTTCATGGCCACGTGCCCAGCTGACCACCTCACCGCCGTCGACGGTGCGAGGGACTTCCTTGCCGATCGCGCCACGGATAACGATCGTGTCGTAGCGCGGCGTGGTAGCCTGCTCGGTGCTGACTTCGGGGGTTTGTGCTTGCATGGTGCTTCTCCTTGGGTTGGTCTGGCCCTGGTGAGTTGCCGCTCACCGGGGCCTTCTTGTTTCTGGGGCTGGGTTACCGAACGCGGATCTTCTTGCCGTCCTGGAGGACGTACAGGTTCACGTCCTCCAGGCGGTATTGCCCGCCGACGCCTCCTTTCACCGAGTAGCCGTCCGTGTCGAACACGATGCGCACCTTGAACGGGTAGCCGTAGCCCTGGGTGCGGCACCACTCGGCCTGGTGGGCGTACTTGCTGGACTTCTTGATCTCGGCGTAGAGCTGCTGGCCTTCCTTGCGGCCGTGCGGGCCATGCGCGGCCTCGAATGCCTCCCATGCGCGCTGGGTCAGGGCATCAGCAAATGCGTTGTCCTGGTCGTTGCGCTCGACCGGCCAGCCCTTCTCCTTGGCCAGATCCTCGAAGGTGAACAGCAGGTCGAGGTCTCGAAGTTTTTGGCTCACTTGCATGGTGCTGTTCCTCAGTTCGCCACAACGGCGTGGATGGTCAGTTCGGCCGGCAGCCGCGGCTGCAGGGCTGTCAGGCGATCGATCTGCTCCTCGCTGCACTCGTCGATGCAGATGACCCTGGCGCCGCGGCCGATGCGGTGGCGCACGAGCAGCTCCAGGTCGGCAAGGTCGTAGGCGTTGCCGTGGATGATCTGGTGCTCGTCCTGCCCGGCCTCGCGGGCTTTCTGCCGCAGGCGGATGGTCTTGCCGGTCATCGGGGCGCCGCGTTCTACGTTCAGTTGCATGGTGCTTCTCCTTGGTAAGGCCCAGGCGTTGCCGCGCCCGGGCGCTGGGGTTAGCGGGCCGCCAGGGCCAGCAGGTTGGGGGCGAGGTAGCCGGCCGCGAGCAGTACCGCCAGGGTCACGCCGCTGCCCAGCAGGGTGAGCAGGGTTTCGCGGGGGCTGGGGCTGTAGAGGTCGTCGTTGTCGTTAATTGGCATGGTGCTTCTCCTTGGGTTGGTACCGGCGTTGCCGCGCCGGCGGGTTAAACGAGCTGGAACAGCCAGCAGCGGACGGTCTTGGCGGTGTTCATCCCGTCGGTGGCGATGTTCGAGTTGATGGGCTTGTTGGTCTCGATGAACTTCGGCGACTTGCTGGTCTTGAGCAGGCGCTTGAGCTCGCTGAGGTTCGGGAGTTGCTGCCGCTTGTTGGCCGCCATCTCGACAAACTCGTTGAGGTTGATGGCGAAGAAGGCCGACTTGCGGGAGTGGTTCAGCCGGCCGCCGGGCTCGCCCAGGGGGCCATTGAGGAACTCGACCATGTCCCAGAATTCGCGCACGAGCGGGTGGTCAGCGTTGATCGCCTGCTGCCGCTCCTGTGCCATGCGCTCCACCTCGGCGTGCACCTGGGCCGCGCGCTCGTCGCTGAGCGGCACGACCAACTGCAGGGCGTCCACCAGGCTGCGCAGCTGGGCGTGGTTCTTGGCGATCCGCACGGTTCGGATGCCCGGCAGGGCCAGCAGCTGCTGCTCGTAGCCGGACGTGCGCTCGTCCAGGAGCTTCATCACCTGCGCCTCGGGCTTGAGCGCCTTGATGAGGAAGCCGCTGAGCTGCTCGACCGGCATGCGCTCCAGGCGCTCGGCATGGAGCTTGGTTTCCGGGGTCTGGTGCTCGCGGGTCAGATGTACATGGCCCAGGCGCTGGAGGATCGGCTCGGAGGCGTTTACGGCGTTGTTCTGCGCGATCAGCAGGGCGCCGCGGAACGGCGGTTCGCGGGTGTCGTTGCCGTTGTTCTTCACACCGGTAGAGCGAACGCTGCGGCCGTTGTAGGCGGTCTTGAGTTCGTCCCAGTCGAAGTGCTTCACCGGCGCGCCTTCCTTCTGCTCGCGCTCGGACTCGATCAGCACCACCGGCAGGTTGCCCACCTGGGCGAAGTTGCGCGCCCGGCTGGCCGGGGTCGCCTTGGACGGGTCGAAGCCCTCGTATTCAGGGCGGCCGGTCAGTTTCCAGAGCAGCTCCACCAGGGTGCTCTTGCCCGCGCCGGCCTCGCCGATCAGCTCCAGGAACAGGTAGGACTTGTGCAGCTGGCGGATCTGCTCGGCGTACAGCGCGCCCAACCACCACGCCAGCACCACCACGCCGCGCACGCCAAAGCAGCGCCAGAACAGGTCGAACCACGCTTCGTCGTAGTCGGCCAGGTCGGCGTTGATGTGCAGCACCGGCGACAGGCTCTGCGACTTGATGCTCAGGGAGCCGACGTCGAAGAAGTCCTCTTCGTTGAGCTTGTGCACCTTGCCGCCGGCGATCGCCAGGTCGTTGAACACGTAGACGCCGTGCTCGCGGGTGTAGCCGATCCAGTCGATGGTGTTGACGGTCTTGAGGCTGTCGAGCTGGTAGCCAAGCATGCGCTCCAGCTGCTGCGGGGTGCCGGTGAACATGGCCCCGTTGCAGACGTTGAGCAGGCGCTTCTTGAACTCCGGCGCCGATGCGATCTGCGCCGCAGTGAAGGTGCTCTTGATAGTGGGCGCTTCGGGCCGCTCGACGCGGAAGTAGTACCAGGCCTCGTCGGTGACCTCGTTGCGCATGTAGTACAGCGCGTCGAAGTAGCAGTTGGCGATGCGCACCACAGCGGCGCTCTGGCGCAGGGCCCTGTCCCGGCGCTGCTTGTCGTTGAGCAACTGGTCGTCGTGGCGCTCGGAGCCTTCCAGCTCGCGGGCGGTGCGCTCGTACTTCTCCATGTCCAGGTTGAACCAGTACAGGCGCGAGCGGTAGGTGAAGTGGAATTCCTTGCGCTCGTCCCATTCGTACATGAGCAGGCCCTTTTCCTCGGCCGACTCGGCCAGCAGCAGGGCGCCCTGGTGGCGGGCCTCGGCCATGTCCAGCTCGATGCGCTTGGCGCGCTCTTCGTCGCCCTCGATGAAGGCCCAGCGCTGGTGCAGGTCGTTCCAGTCGACCTTCTTGGCGCCGCGCTGCGGGATGACAGCCGCCTCGCACTTGAAGCCCAGGGCGCGGGCCTCCTTCGCCCAGCGGCGCATGTTGGCCTTGGCGACCGGCTCGTTATCCAGCGCCCAGACCAGGCGTGGCAGGCGCTTGTCCGCCTCATGGCAGGCGTTCTTGAGTGCCTTGAGCGATTGCTCGGGCAGCGGCGCGCTGCTCATCATCGAGACGGCAGGGACGTCGTGGTGCAGCAGGGCGATCGCGTCGAAGATGCCCTCGACGATGTACAGCTCCTCGACTTCCACCAGGTTGAGCGACGGCGGGCACCACCAGACGCCCTTGTAGCTTTCGCCCGGCTTGAAGCGGGCCTTCTGCTTGCCGAAGCGCTCCGGCCGGTCGATCAGCCGTTCCCAGTAGCCGCCCTTCTCCAGCGGGAAGCGCACCGTCGCGCTGCCGGCGTTGATGTCGCGGCTCCAGTAGTTCTCCTGGCTGTACCAGCCGGCGATCAGCTCCAGGCGAAAGCCGCGGGCGAACTGCAGGTAGGCGCTGGCCGTGGCCATCGGGTCCTGGGCGGTGGCCGGGGCGGTCTTGCTCCAGTCGTTGAACAGGTCGTCATACAGCTCTTTGACGTGGACGCGGTGGCCACACTTCTCCGGACGGCCGCAGATCAGCATCCAGGGCGAGTCGTGGAAGGTGTAGAGGGTCTTCTTGCCGCAGTTGTGCGCCGGGCATTTACCCTTGCGCATGTAGTTGGTGCCGGCCATGTGCTGGAGGCCGAAGTCGCGCTCGATGCGGCGCCGCACCTCGGCCCGTAGGGTTTCTTTCATCTGCATGGTGTGGCTGGCCTTACTGGTTGGCGCCGAGGGCGGCTTTCAGCGCCCCGATGGTGCGTTTGTGGCCGGCGAGGGCCGGGTAGTCATCGAGGATGCGGCGGCTGCGCAGGAACTCCGGCACGGTGCGGTAGCGATCGTCGTACCAGTGCTCGGTCAGGCCACGGCGCAGCTCGCAGCGCAGGCTGCTGAGCAGGGCCTCGGCTACGGGCTTGGGCATGTCCAGCTGGATGGCAATGGCTTGTTGCATGGCGGCAACCTCGAATTTCGGGTGCAACTTCCCCAAACCCGCTGGCAGGCGGGTCTGGGTAACGGTGATTCAGGGGGTAGTGGTCAGTGCGCGGCTGCTGCAGCCGGCAGTGCCGCGGGTGGCTGCAAACGCAGCGGTAGATAGCGAGTGGGGATGAAGGCCCGTTCCCCGCTACGAACAAGCACCAGACACACGCGGGTTTCGTCGCAACCCTGGGCCCAGTCGATTGCCACGCGGGACGCCAGTTCGGTCATCGCCAGATGTACCAGCCGCGGCGCCATGAACGCAGGCACGTCCAGGCCTTGAACCAAATAACGGCACGCGCGGTCATACAGGCGCTCATCGTCGGCAAGGTGCTCATCCTGATGGCGCAGGAGGTAGGCCTTGGCGGCGGCCTGCATGCTGCTGCGGTAATCCTTGGCAGAGGTGTCGTGGCTCATGCGTGTGCTTCCTTGAGTGGCTGATCGAACAGATCGGGTTGATCGCTTGCAGGCCGGCTGTCACGCAACGCCTGCATTTTCGCCACGGATGGCGCAATCGGCAGCACCACCCTCGGCTTGTCCATGCCCGAGGTATTGATCTGGTAGTCCCAGCTCATCGAGCCCGTGAGCACCAAGCCGCAGGCCAGGTTCATGCACTGGCCGTAGATGGTGCGGAATGTCGGTGTTTGCCCCTCGGAGTTGCGAATGCGCATCCGCTCTCCGCATGCCGGGCATACCAGCTTGTAAACGCTCAAATCCCTTCCCCCCCGGCCGTGGCAGCGGCCGTACAGCACTTATTTTTTGTCGTTGCAGGTATGCAGAACGATGACTGCCGCTATCTCCGCGTGGCGGGCAGAGACGTAGCGGCGGTGGGCATCGAGGATGGCGTTGGCTTCGCCTTCGTCGATCGCTCCGTCCTCCAGGGCCTTGGCGATGATTAGGTCAACCCGGCCGCGGCGCTTCGCGGTATCCACGGCGCGGTGGTAGAGCTCCATGTTGTCCAGCTCTTCGGCGGCTGGCAGCGGGACGAACACACCGCCGTACTGGGCGGCGATGTACTCGGGCAGGTAGGCCGTGCCGATCTGTTGTTCGAGCAGCAGGATCTGCTCGTCGGTCAGCGGGCGGTGGCCGGCGCTTTCGTAGGCGTGGTTGTCGAACTTCTTGATTTCCAGGCCCAGGCGGGCCGCGGCGCAGTCACGGCCGCCGGGGTATGCGGCGATGATGGCGCTGACCACCTTGCGCCGGCTGTCGAGGATCGCGTGCTTCATCTTCTCGTTTCTCGCCTTGGGGTTTGCCATTACTTTGGAATCACTGCGAAGTCAGTCTTGCGGCGCCCATAACGCGGCGCGTCGCCGGCTACTACGCCTTCCTTGATGCCGAGCAGTACGGCGGCGCGGTGGGCTTCACCGCGCAGGCACTTCTTCTGCCCGTTGAGCACGGCGTAAACCGTGGACGGGCTGATGTCGTTCTGTTCGGCCCATTCCTTGGCGGTCAGGCCGAGCTTGCTGAGGCGTTCACGCGCAGCGTTGCGCGCTTGCTCGCTGGGGTATCCGTTCGGCATAGTTCAAATTCGTGTGATTTCGTGTGATGTGATGGTGATGATGGTCCCAGATATAGGGATTGTCAACGCCTGAGGTCCAACTTTTATGACCATGGGCAAACGCCTGAAGGAAGAGCGCAACCGGATTGGTGCAAACCAGACGGTTTGTGCAGAGAAATGTGGTGTTACGAAGAACACCCAGCTCGCTTATGAGAAGGATGAGCGCAGCCCTGACGCCGCCTATCTCGCTAGCGCCGCAGCAATCGGAATTGACGTGCTGTATGTCATTACGGGTGAACGCAAGCCGCAGCCTGCTACCAGCCTCAGTGCGGCTGAGGCCGATCTGCTGAGGCACTACCGCGAGCTACCAGAAGCCGATCAAGTCGGCGCCGCTCGCATGGTTTCAGCCTTGGCTGAGGTGGCTGGGCGGTACCAGGTCAAATAGGAGCAAGGCTGCTGCATGGATGCGTTCATAGGGTTTCTGGTGGTCGCGTGCGGCGTGGCCATCTTCGCGATCATGGTGCGCCGCACCAATGCCAAAGGGCGTGCGCTGGCTGCCGCTCAGCAGTCAAAGCCCGTGCTGTTAAGCCCGCAGCAGCGTAAGGCGCTGAAGCTGAAGGAACGCCAGCCAAAGCCCACGAAGCCGCCCAAGGTCATTACTCCAAAACCTGCAACCTCCAGAGCGATGCGTCAGGGGTGGAGTATCGGCCGGGTGGCTTTCACCTATCAGGATTCCGCCGGTGATGTCAGCCAACGCACGGTAACTGTCCACTCGGCCAATGCCACTTACCTGAAGGGCGAGTGCCATGGCCGCCAGGCCGAGCGGACGTTTCGGCTTGATCGAATCATTGGCGACCTGACTGACTGCGAGACAGGCGAAATCATGAGCCCGACCAAGTGGGCGCGTACAAACAGCTAGGAGCGATGCGATGACCCTGATCAGTTGCAAGACCTGTGACGCTCAGATTGCCAAGGAAGCGAAGACCTGCCCGCAGTGCGGCGCCACCAACGGCGAAGCCTACAAGGCGGTGCGTTTGGCCGGCCTGATCTACCTGGGCCTAATTGGACTCGCGTTCTATTGGGTTTGGGGGTTGATGACCCCGGAGCCGAAAGCCGGAACTGACATCGCCTACACAATCACCCAGGACGAGCACCGAGAGGGGCGCCCCCGAAAGGTCGAGGTGATGATTCCTCGAAGGCTGACCGATTCTGAGTTGGCCGAGGTGGCTGCCGCCGTCCGAGCTGACGGTGTGGTCGCTGAGAGAACATACATAGGCTTCCGTGTTGAAGGGCAGAACGATAGCGCCTATTGGGCGAACGCCAGCTTTGATCCGGACTACCGGAGCTCACTGATCGGGACGAGCGCTGAGGACTACCAGAAGCTGCTTTCCGTGGATCTGAGCGGGTACCCGGAGAAGCTCGGTAGTTGGATGCGCGATGGTGCGTTGGGGCACGTGATGGTGCTCTACAAGCGAGACGGCAAACACTTCATCGATCAGGTGTTCCCCAGCGGAGGCAAGAACACCGAGAGCTACTCGGCGAAGCCGCTGGCCGATGGTGACCTGCGCCTTGAGGAGCCGGAGAACGACTTCGGTGAGTACTACGTCCTGAAACAGGACGGGACTCTGCAGGGGTGGGGAGAGAACGGCATGTACATGAGCCTGCCAAAGCTGCCGTGAGTAACCGCACTGACTTCGATGGAATCTGTCCAAGCGCTCAAGGAATCTGATTGCTCACTGCCATTGACGGAGTATGCAGATGAGTACCGATGTTCTTGAGGCTGTAGGTGGTCAACCAGCGGAGCAGGTTGCACAGCCCCTGCAGGAGTTGTTAACGCCAGAGGAGGCTATGCTGTTGCGGTTTTACCGGCAGCTGAGCGAGGTCGAGCAGCTGTTTATGCGGCGTGCGATCCAGGCGATGACGCACCGTGCGGTACCCGATTGAACAAGAAAGGCGCCCTCGGGCGCCTTTTTCATGCCTGTGCATCCTGCAGCCGCTTCAACTCCCGATCCACCGCCCGCTGGGCGTTGGCCTTGCTCGCGTAGAGGTGCGTCATGCGCTTGGGCTTGGCCTGGTCGCCGGCGGTGAGTTTCTTCTGCTCGCCCGTTTTCTCCTCGCGGTACCAGGCGACGACGCCGGTGTGGTCGCCGTCGTGGTCGGCCAGTAGATCCACGTCATCGCCGTCGGGCAGCTTGGACTCCAGCTCCAGGCTGGTGGTGTAGCTCTCCGGCGTGAAGCTGTGCCGCAGGTTGCCGCCCAGCCAGACGATGGCCGAGATCTCGGCCTTGATGCCGAGCAGGCTGTAGGTCTGGTCGGGGGTCAGCTCCGGGCGCCCCTTGGCCAGCATGTAGCTGAGCGTGGCGGTACCGCGCTGCAGGCGGCCCCACTCGGCGCGAGCGGCGCGCAGGGCGCTGGCCTGGTCGGTGTAGCTGTGGCGCAGCTCCTTGAGGTTGTCGCCGCCGCCGGCGATGGCCTCCTTCTTCTCCGCGCTGTTGATCTCGTAGTAGTACGCCTTGACGCCGGTATAGCTGTCGCGGTCGGCCTGCAGGAAGCGGTGCTGGTCGCCGTCGGCCCGGGTGAGGGTGACATGGGGCAGGCTCAGGCCGCTGGCGGTGGTGCTTTTGCCGGCCGGCATGAACAGCAGGCGCCCGGCCTTCACGGTACTGATGGCGTCGTGTTGCAGGCCCAGGCGGCTGAGCAGGTTGGCGTCGCTCTCGTTGGCCTGGTCCAGGTGCAGCAGCTCGATGGCCGCCAGGATGGGGCTGACCACCGGTGCGAGGCCATGAGCGGAGGCGATCGAGGCGATGACGGCGCCGAGGGTGGCACCGTCCCAGCTGCGTTCGCGCTTGACCTTGAGGCCGCCGCGCAGGTCCGCGCTGCGGGCGCGGATGCTGAGCACGTCCGGCGCGCCGCTGTGTTCGGTCTCGTCCACGGTGTAGCTGCCCTTGTCCACCAGGCCGGTATCGCTCCAGCCCAACCACAGCCGCACGGTGGCGCCCCGGGGCGGGATGGCCAGCAGGCCGTCGTGATCGCTGAGCGTGATGTCGAGCTGGTCGGCCTCCATGCCGCGGTTGTCGGTCAGCTCGATGCTGACCAGGCGCTGCTCGATGTCGAGGGTGATGTCGCGGCCGTTGACCACCACGCGGCAGATCGGTTTGGGGTAGGACGTCGCCTCGCGGTAGCGGTTGGCCGCGTCACCGAGCAGCGCGCCGGCTTGGCTGAGCACGCTCACAGCAGCCCCCGCAGGATGCCGCCAACGCTGCCGGTGAGGCTGCCCAGCAGGTCGACGCGGCCGTCGTCGATGCGGCTCAGCTTGAGGTTGAACTCAATGCGCCGTGCGGCGCCGTCACGGAAGAAGAGGGTGCGCGTCTCGCTGAGCGACTCGATCACCCACAGACCGAAGATCCGGCCGTCGCCCTGCACCAGGGGCCAGGCCTTGCCGGTGTCGGCCATCATGCGCAGCGTGTCGAGGCTGAGCGGGCTGCCGACCAGGCCGGGCAGCAGCACGCCGGGCAGGGTGATGCTGTCCTCGCCGCGCCCGAGGTACTGGCGCGCCGGGTTGGTGCCGATGCGGCTGGTGGAGCCGTGGCGCCAGTCCGTCTGCCGTTGGAACTCCTGGTAGGCCAGGGTTTCCAGGCTGAACACGAACATGCCGAGGGCCATCATCATGGGGTGTTACTCCTCGTCGCCATAGGCCGAGCGCACGCGGGCAGCCTTGCCGCGCTCGCGCTCGTCCAGCAGCTGGTTGAACATCTGGCGCAGGCCTGCGGTGTCGGTACCGGGCGCCGCGTGGATGGTGATCTGGTAGGTGTCGCCCTGGACGACCATGGGGGCGCTGCTCGCCGCGGCCGATAGCGGAGGGCGGTTGTCCATGGCCATCGCCGGGCCGCTCATGCCGAAGCTGACGGCCCCGGCTGCCGCCAGCTGCTTGGCCATGGCGGTGACCGCGCCCAGCGGGCCGCCCTGGCCACCCACCAGCCCCTGCTCCAGGCCCTGCATGGTGAAGCCGCCCAGCTCGGCGAACACGCGCGACGGCGAGTGGATGCCGAGCTTCTCCTTGAACCAGCCGACGGTGCTGTCGCCGACGCCGCCGATCGCAGCCTTGACGGCGCCGAGCTTGTTCTTGATGCCGTTGACCAGGCCGTCCAGGAGCATGCCGCCGAAGTCGGAGAACTTGGCTGGCAACTCGACGCCGAAATAGCTCATCAGGCCGGCGAAGGCGCGGTAGAACAGCCCCTGCGGTGAGAAGTTGAGGATCAGCGTGGCGATGCCGGTGAGGCCGCCGGCGAAGCCCTGCTTGATCTCCGCCCACAGGCCGAGGAAGAACGCCTTGACGGGCTCCCAGTTGCGATAGATCAGGTAGGCCGAGGCCGCGATGGCGGTCACCGCCAGGCCGATGGGGTTCATCATCAGCGCGCGGCCGACGAACAGGATCGCCTTGCCCACCATGGGCAGCACGGCCTTGCCCAGGTTGAGCAGAACGGTACCCAGGCTCGCGCCCTTGATGCCGAACAGCGTCAGCGCGTAGCGCGCCATGGCGAACGGGCCGAGGAAGCTGGCCAGGCCCAGGGTGACGGCGCCGAACCCAGCGGCCAGCGCTGCCACGCCGGCCACGGTCTTGATGATCTGCCCGGCGAGTTCCGGGTTGGCCTTGACCCAGTCGGTCACCCGGCCGATCACGCTGTTGAAGCTCTCGAACAGCTCCACCAGCGTGGGGCGCAGGGTCTCGCCCAGGGTGGCCGAGAGGTTGAAGGCGCGGTTCTTGGCCATGTCCATGCGCGCCGACAGCAGCTCGGCGCGGATGTCCGCTTCGCGTTGCATGGAGCCCGAGCCGGCGGTGGAGTTGGCCATGTCCAGCTGACGGCGGTACTCGCCGATGTTCTGGGCCAACTTGGCGGCGTCGTCGCCGAACTCCTTGCCGAACAGCTGCGTCGTGACGCCGAGCTGCTCGGCCTTGGGCAGCTTATTGATGGCGTCCAGAACCTGCTGCAGCGTGCCCGTCGCGTTCTCCGCCATACCGCTCTGCAGCGCCTCGGCCTCAAGCCCGAGCGCCTTGAGCCCGGCCTGGAAGCGCTTGGGCTGCTGTGTGGCGATCGCCAGCTCGCGGATCATCGCGTTGGTGGCGGTGCCGGCCACCTCGGCGGTGGCGCCCAGGGTGAGAAAGGTCGAGCCCAGGGCGGCGGCGTCCTTGTAGCTCATGCCCACCGAGGCGGTGACGCCCGCGGTGCGTTGCAGCACCTCGATGATGTCCGCGCCCTTCGACTTGGCGTTGTCGTCCAGGTAGTTGATGGCGTCGCCCAGCTGGCTGACGTTCTGGATCGGGATCTTGTACAGGTCGGCGATCCGCGCGAGGTTCTCGCCGATCTGGTCGGCCGGCAGCTCGAACGCGGTGGCGGCATTGGCGGCCACCTCGGCGAACGCCAGCAGGTTGTCCTTGCCGGACACGCCCATGCGCGCCGCGCCTTCCACCAGGGCGGCGATTTCGGTGGTGGCCATGGGGATGCGCTCGGCCATGGCCTTGATGGCGTCGGCCATCTCGAAGTAGGTGCTGGTGAGCTGCCCGTTGCCGTCGCGGGCGCCTTCTACCTGCTTGGCCACGCCCGCCATGGCGTCCTCGAAGCCCATGTAGCTCTGCACGGTGCTGAGCACCGGAACGCCCATGGCGGCCCCTGCCGCGGCTGAGCCTGCACCGGCGCCGGCCATGCTGCCGGCGAGCTGCTGGGTCTTGTCGTACTGAGCCCGGGCCATCGCGAGCTGCTTGGTCTGCGCGGTCAGGCGCTGCATGCGCCGGCCCTGCTCGGTGATGGTCTGGTTGGTCTGCTCGATGCGTTGGCGCAGGTCGCGCTCGTGCTGGCTGAGGTTGCGCGTGCTGATGCCGGCGGCGCCGAGCTTGTTGCGCAGGCCCTGGAGCTGCACCTGTTGTTCCTGGTGCTGCCGCTTGAGGGCGGTGGCTTCGCGGATGGCGCCCTTGAGGTCGCGGGTCATCTGCCGGGTGGGCACGCCAGTGGCGGCCAGGTCCTTGCCGAGAGCCTTCACGCGCTCGCGGGCCGCCTGCAGGGCGGTTTCGGTCTGCTCGCTCGCGGCGCGCAGGGTGCGCCAGCTGCTGACGTCGCGCTGCTGCGCTTGCAGCGTCTTGAGCTGGTCGCGGGAGTCCTTGAGGGCGCGGCCGAGGCCGACGCTCCCCTGGGTGATGGCGCGGATCGGCCGGGTGGCTCGGTCAATGGCCTGGAGGATCACCTCCATCTTCAAGTCATTGGCCATGCTTCAGCTCCCAGCGTGTTCTGGCCCGCTCGCGCCATTCGATCAGATCAGAAAGGGCCAGCGGGTCCATGTCCGCCGGCGCCCAGTGAAAGACCACGGCCAGGTCGGCCATGGCGTCTTCTACGCAACGAGGGCAGCTTCCTTCGCCGACTTCTGCAGCAAAAAACCGGACACCGCGACACCGCAGGCCATCAGGTCGGCCGGGTCCATGGCGCCGATCTCGTGATCGGTGAGGCTGGGGGTGCTGATGCGCGGCAGCACCTTGCGCAGGGCGAGGACGTCCATCTGCACCAGGTCGACCAGGGTGACGCCGCGCAGCTCGCCGCTCATGGGCTTGCGCAGGGTGACGGTGTCGTGGGTGGTCTCGCCGCGCTTGATGGGGGTGTCGAGCGTGATGACCGCTTCATTGGGGTTCTTGGCCTTTTCGGCGGTGGTCTCGGGGGTTTCCATGGGGTTGCTCCTTGGGTGCGTTGGGGCCGCCAGCAGGGGCGCTGCTGACGGGTTGCGGAAAGGGGGGCGCTGGCTGTGCACGGCTTAGATGCCGAGGGCCTTGCGGTGCTCTGCCAGGCGGTCGTCGCCGTCGACGATGTAGACGAAGTTGAGCAGGTCGATCTCGATGAGGACCTCACCGTCGACGCTGAGCTTGTAGTAGGTCAGGGCGGTGGTGATCTTGTGCTCGGTGTCTTCGCCGGGCTCGGCGTCGCCGAAGTCGATCTCTTCATGCCGGCCGCGGGTGACGATCTCCACGGCGCTGACTTCGCCGGTGTCGTCGCGCTGCACCGAGCCGGAGAAGCGCAGCTGCACGCCGTCGACCCGGGTGGCGCCGAACTGGCGCACGGCGATCAGATCCCAGCCGCCGAGGGTCCACTCCAGCTGCAGGCCGTCGTCGCTGTGGCCCATGTCGACCTTGACCGGGCCGTCCATGCCGCCGCCCCGGTAGGCCTCCAGCTTGCGGCCGAGAACCGGCAGGGTGACGGCCTTGGCGATGCCGAGGTAGCTGTTGCCGTCGTTGAACAGATTGAGGTACTTGAGTTTCTTGGGCAGGGCCATGGTCGGGCTCTCCTACGGCGCGGCCTGGGCCGCGCGGGTAAATGGGGGTCAGGCGTTGACGGCGGCGGCGAACTGGACCAGGTGGCGGTCGGTGATGCGCTGGCGCAGCAGCAGGTTTTCCAGCGGCGGTACCGGGGTGTAGTCGTAGTCCAGGTAGAGCTTGCCGGCCTTGAGGGTGTCCTTGTCGTTGGCGGCCTCGTCGTACCAGCACTCGCCACCCAGCAGGTAGCCGTTGCGGATCAGCTCGCGGAACTTGGCGTTGATGCCCTCGACGATGTCGCGCACCAGGGAGGGGTGCATGGGCTTGTCCACCGCCCAGAAGTGCGCCTCGGCCATGGTGTCGGCCAGCACTTGCGCCGAGCGTGTGTAGTTCTCGAAGGCGAACAGCGGGTCAGCCGAGCAGGTGCGTGAGCCCCAGAAGCGGAAGCCGTCACGGCGGATCAGCGTTGTGACCTCGTCGGCGTTGAGCAGGCCGGCGTCGGTGGCGGGGTCCTGCAGGTCGAAGTAGATGTCCTTGGACAGGCCCGACACGCCGTTGACCGGCACGTTGGAAAGGGTCTTGTGCCAGCCGACCTGCTCGTCCAGCTTGGCGCGCAGGCCCAGGGCGCGTGCGATGGCACTGGCCGGCGCGTTGGCATTCGCCACGGTGTCCCAGGAGACGAAGTCCGGCCAGATGAGCATCAGCTCACGTGCACCGAAACCGGCGCGGTAGGCGATGGCATCGCTGACGGTCTCGCAGCCGTAAGCGTTGGCGTAGGCGAAGCCGCGCAGCTTCTCGGCGATCGCCACCAGCTCGGTGGTGACCGGCAGCGAATCGAGACCAGGCACGCCGAGGATGCGCGGCTTGACGCCGAGCTGGGCCTCAGCAGCCAGCAGTGCCTTCATGCCCTGGTATTCGCCAGTGGCGCTCACGCCGCCGATGATCTTGCTGACCTGGTCAGCTTCCTTCGCGGCATCGTCGACGCCTTCGCCATCAGCCACACGCACCACGACGGTGACCGGCGAGGCTTGGTCAGCGATGGCGTCCAGGCTGCGCGCCAGGGTGCCCAGCTCGCCAGCCGAACCGGATGCGGTCAGCACGTCAGTGAGCAGCACGGGCTTGTTGAGGGGGAACTTGACCGCATCAGCATCGGACGCGGTGCAGACCATGCCCACCACGGCGGTGGAAACGGTGCGAATGGGGCGGGTGCCCTCGTTGATTTCGAGGACGCGGACGCCGTGATGGTATTCGGTGGCCATGGGGTTGAGGCTCCTGGGCGAGTGCCGGATCAGTGAGCCTTGAGCGTGACGCGCGCGCGCAAGGGGCGCACGCGGCGGGCTGTGTAGCGGAGTTGGCTACAGCACGGACAAGAAAAAGCCCCGACTTGCGGGGCTGTTCTTCCAGCAATAAATCACGCCGCGGCGTTGCCGACGCCTGCCACTGCCGCCTCGATCGCGGCGACGGTTTGCTCGGCCAGTTGCTGCGCCTGCTCGACCTCGCCGACGGCCATCAGCGAGCGGATCTGCTCCTTGGCGGCCAGCCGCGTCTCGCGGATGACGTACAGCGCCTCGGTGTACGCCGCGGCCTCAGCCAAGATGCTGTCCGCTGCCTGCTGCGCGGAGCGGCCGTTGATGGCCCAGGCGGCGACAGTGCGGGGCACCGCATCGGCTGGGTAACCGGCATCAGCGAAGGCCTGCGCCTCGATGCGGGCGCGGTCGTATTCGACGGCGCGTAGGGGATCGCCGGCGACGCGTGAGCGGGCGGCATCGGCGGCGGTGTCGATATAGTTGCAGAGATCATCGGCAGAGGACGATCGCGGTGATGAGTCAACCAGAACAGGCCGTCCTGCCTGATCATGCGAGATCAGCTTTCCTGCAGACTGGCCGTCCAGCAGTGCCTGGTACTGCTCATGAGTGATTTCAAGTGCATCATCCGGCATCGCATCACCATGGATTGCTGGATGGAAGAAGCTGTTGGTCGTGGCGGAAAAATACACAGGCGTCACCTCAATGTCCGATTGATATCCAAGTAATTCCTACAACTTCCCCGCCGGTGTTGTTGCCAGCTAACCGGAAGGCTGCGAGCCCGAACGAGTCGGGCCAGAAGCCCTCAATGTTTACCTTCAGCTCTACATGTTCCCCTCCGCTTGACCCAGCGGACGTCGTGATCGGAAGAACCGCTCTGCATGCATTTGGAAACGTCAGGGGAAACGTCACATTGCCGAGTACACCGCTGCCGCCTGCGCCCGCTGTGACAGACGGTAGCGATACCGAACCCCACTGCAAAATTACGCCACTCAACCATGTAGGCAGCGCGACATACCCATTCGCAGCCAGCTGCACGGCAAAGCCAAGCCGTAGCTTCTTCGGCGTTACCGCCACGTCATCAAGCGTTCCGGCGTTGACCTCCGCTTGGGTTCCGATCCGCAGCACCCCACGCAACGTTTCGCTCGCTACTGCCCCTACCGATCTAATGGCCTGCAGCACCCGCAGCGGTGTCATGGCCGTGCTGTTGTCCTCCCCTTCCTCTGCCTGTACTTGGCTGGAGAAGCGCTTGGTGATGGCTTGCCACACGCGCTGCGCGGTCATGACCTTGCTGTTGTCCGCCCCGGTCTCGGCGTCTAGCTGCGTGGCCCGGACGGTAAGATCGTCCACGTACTTGCGCGTCGCCAGCACCACGCTCGGGTCAATCTTCAGCTGAATGTTCTGGGTGCTGCTCACTAGGATGTTGAGGCGCACCACCTGGGTGCGGCCGCTGCCCTGGGCAAGCTCGGGCTTGAAGGTCGGCGGGCAGTTGGCGACGGCAACCAGATCGCCCGCTTCGTCATACAGACCGATCTCGCGAATCCACCAGCCGCCAATGTCCTCGGGGATGACCTGCTCGGCGATGATGATCGCGCTGTTGTTCGGGTCGATGCTGAGCTGGTTGAGCGGTGCCCGGCGGCGCTCGTTGATCAGCGCCGTCTGGGTGCGGCTCGGCATCGGTTCGGCGCCGTTGGCATCGCCGACGCCGAGCTGGGTGATGTTCAGGTTGACGCCCAGGGCGGTGGCGTTGGCCAGCTTGGCCTCGCCGACAGCGGTGAGCATGGCCATGTATTGCGAGTTCTGGTCTGCCATATCAGCGGATGTCCATGGTGTCGATGACGTGTTCGCGCGCGCCCCAGGCCAGCGTGCCGCCGACCTCGATGTCACGCGATGCGGGTGGGTAGACGGTGAGTTCGTCGCCGGTGGTGAGCGCGGCGCCAATGTGGGCCGCGCCGGTGACGTCCAGGCCGATGGCCAGGCCCACCAGGTGGCGGCTGACGGGCTTGGCGTCGTCGATCAGCCAGGTGAGTTCCTGGTACATCTCTTCGGTGATGCCGGTATCCAGCACGCCGACCAGCAGGCGGAAGGTGCCGGGCGTGCCGAGCGGCGCCTCCTCCCACCACTCGCGCACTTCGATGAGGTAGCCCAGCGGCTCGACCACCCGGCGCAGCGCGCCGATGGTGCCTTTGTGGGCGTGGATGAAGTACGCGGCCTTGATGGCGTCGCGCTTGGCGCGCTCGGGCCAGGCGCTGGACCAGCGATCGACGGAAAACGCCCAGGCGAGATACGGCAGCAGATCAACCGGGCAGGCGTCCGGGTTCCAGAGGTCGCGTAGCGGTACCGGCACGCGCTCGATCTGCGCGAGGGCCTCGGCAGCAAGGCGCTCCAGCTCGCTGGCGTTGGGTGGCAGCAGGCTGAGGCTCGCCATCAGGCCTCCGCCACCGTGACGGTGAAGCCGGTGCAGTACGGTGCCTGGGTTTCAGTGGCGACCACGTCGACCCAGCCGGGCAGCACTACGCGCTTGACGCCCTCGATGTGCAGGGCAGCGTCCAAGGCGGAACGGTTGACCTCCTGCCCCAGGCGGCGGCGCTGGCTGACCAGGGCAAGGCCGCGGGCCTCAGCAGCGGCGCGGATCGGCTCAGCCTCGGGGCCGACGGTGTTGAGGTAGAGCACGGCGTTGACGCTGTAGGGCAGCACCTCCGCGCCCTGAACGGTGAGGCGGTCGGCGACCGGGCGGCGGTCCTCGTCGCTGAGGTAGGCGCTCACCGCGGCAAGCAGCTCGGCATCGGCGCTGCCGTCGCCAAGGGCGCTTTGCACGGTGACAATGACCTCGGCCGGGCTAGGGCTGATACAGGAGGCGTCGGCCACACGGCCATCGGCGCTGCGCGCGTGGAAGATGTAGGCGTTGCGCGGGCCGGCGGTGCTCAGCCCCTCCATGGCCATCTGGATGCGCTCGCGCATGGCCTCGTAATCCTCCATCACCGCGGGCACCGGCGGCACGGCGTTGGGTTTGGCCGGGGTGATGGTCAGACGCTCGACATTGAAGCGCGCACCGATCTGCTCCAAGTCCGCTCCCTTGGCGTACGGCAACATGACGGCCAGGGCAGCTTCGTTGACGCGCTGCCGCAGCAGGGTTTCGCGGTAAGCGTTTTCCTGTAGCAGCTTGGTGAGCGGTTCGGATTCCAGCGCCAGGGTGGCGGCGACCTCGGCCTGCTTGTCGGCTGGCCAGAGGCTGATGGCGAAGGCCTTGCGCTCGGCGAGGATGGCTTCGTAGTCGATCGGCTCGACCACGTCGGGGGTCGGCAGCTGGGCGAGATCGATGGGGGTGAAGGTGCTCATGCGGCGGCTCCCAGGGTGAGCGGCACGCGCAGGCTGAGCGGCTCGTTGCTGTCGGTGCGGCTGCCTTCCACGTCCAGGTAGGCCTGGCCGGGCTGCTCGCCGAGGCTGAGCTGCACGCGGCTGAGGCGGATACGCGGCTCCCAGCGCATCAGCGCCATGGCCACGGCGGCGTAGGCCTGCAGGCGGGTGGCGTCATTGAAGGGGGCGTCGATCAGGTCCGGCAGCAGGCTGCCGTATTCGCGGCGCATGACGCGGCTGCCGATGGGCGTGGTGAGCACGTCGGCAATGGATTGCGCGAGGTGTGCGGCGCCAGTGATAGCGCGGCCAGTGGTGGCGGCGAGGCCGATCATTGCGGCGCCCCCGTGGTGCTCGGGCCGCTCTGAACGCCGCCGTGTACGTGCTTGACCAGGCTGATGCCTGCTGCAAGCACGTCTTCGCTGACGGTCACGGTGCCGGTGATGTCGACGTTGCCGAGAATGGTGACGCCGCCCGGTGCGGTGAGCCGGGCCTGGCCGCCGGCCGGCAGGACGGCCAGCAGACGCTTGGCGATGCTGTCGTACTCGATGACGGCACCGTCGCGGTAGGTGCGGCGGTGCAGGCCTTCCCGGTCGCCGTTGGCCGGGACCAGGTCAGAGAAAAGGCCTGTCAGCGCCACGCCTTGGGCGAGGTTGCCGGATGGGCTCAGCAGCACCACCTGCTCGCCGACGGTGGGCGGGTCCCACTCGCGGTCGGCACCGGCGCGCAGGTTCAACCAGGGGCGCCAGGCGGTGGTGATGTTGCCGCTTTTCACCTGGACGCGAGGCGGCTGCATCTGGACCGCTTCGATGGTACCGAAGCGGACGATGTTTTCGAGCAGGCGGGCGAGGTCGGCAATGTTCATGCCGCTGATGCTGCGGCTCGCGCGCGCGTGGCGCACGGTGCTGAGCCTGTAGCGCGGGCTGCTACAGGGCGAGGTCAGCGGGTGAGGTGTTCCAGGAGCTGGTCGCGGATCAATTCCAGGTCGGCATCGGTGAAGCCGAGCAGCTCGCGGCGCTCGTATTGCACCTCGGCCTGGCCGCGATCGGGACGGTCGCGCAGGCCGTACTGGTGGACGCGGGCGATGCGGGCCACGCGCCCCATGAAGCTGATGGCGATGGCGTCCGGGGTGCTGCGCAGCTTGAGGTGCGCGGCCTGGCGCAGCTTGGTGAACATCTGGCGTTTGATGCGTCCGACCTTGCCGCGCAGCTTGCGGGGCTTCCGCGGAGCGTACGGGGTGCCGTCCGGGTTGCGCTGGCTGGCCACGCGCTGCTGCTGGCTGCGGCGCAGCTCGCGGCCGATCTGCTGGTTGAGCTGGCGGCGAGCACCGGGCTCCAGCCGGGCCAGCAGAACGCCGGCCCAATCTTCCAGGGCGTGCAGGTTGTCGGTCATGGCGTGGGCGCGCCCCATTGGGCGATCACTTCGCCGCTTGGGGTCTCCAGGCGCAGGCCGTCGAGGGTGAAGGTCTCCTCGAACAGCTCGGGCTCGTTGGGGTGGCTGACCTGCAGGCTGCCGTCGTCTTGCTTCTTGACGATCACCCGCTCGGTGAGCGGCAGCTTGAGCGACAGGTCGACCTTGCTGTTGTCCAGGACGTCCGCCTCGAAGGCGATGGCGGTCTTGCCCTTCTCCAGGTTAGTGAGCAGCTCGGGCTGGTTGACCAGCAGCCAGGCCAGCAGCGGGATGGCCACGGCGTCCGGGTGGCCGGCGTAGTCGGTGAGGATGATGTTGAGCGTGTAGCTGTACTCAAACGACAGACCCGGCGCCGCGGTGCTGCGGATGGTGCCGTTGTCGATGAACACCAGCAGTCGGTCGGGATTTTTGTGCAGCTCGGGCACGGCAGCGAGCAGGTGGGCGCGCAGGGAGTTGGGCTTGTTCATGGCTGGGTGCTTCGTGCGTTGTGGTCGACGATGAGGTCCACCTTGGCGGCACATTCGCCCCAGGCGGCCATGAGGTAGTCGGTGTCGTCGCTGAGTTCGCCGTTACTTCTCGGCGCCGCCGGGGCCAGCGTGCAGCGCGTCACGACCGGACAGCCACTGACGGTAACCTGCGGCTCCGGTGATGGCGGGGCGCTCGTGCAGGCGGCGAGCAGCATCAGGCAAAGGCTGAGCAGCCCAAGTCGCATGGGTTGGGTTTTCACGGCGGCGTTCCTTCTTCTTGAGCTGATCGGTGGCGTGAGCCTGGTGCAGGTCGGCGATGGTCTGTTGCAGAGCCTGTTGGTCGAGGCGTTGGGTGGCTACCTCGCCGGCTAGGCGGGTGATGGTGGCGGCCTGGCGGGCGTTGCGCTGTTGGGCGGTTTGCAGGCGCTCGCTGGCGAGATCGGCCTGCGCCTGGGCGGTGTCAATGCGCTGTTGCTGCACCCAGATCAGCAGGCAGAGCGCGCCGACCAGCGCGAGGCCGTAGAGGAGCTGGCGGGCGATGGTCATGCCGCGCGCTCCTGCTCGCCGGCGAACTGCGCATAGGCCCGGGCGAGCTTCACGTCGTAGAGGTTGCGGGCGTAGTTCGGGCCGTTGTAGCGGCGCGCGAACTCGGCCCACTTCCTGCCCTTGAGCGCCTTGTGCAGCGCGGGGTCGGTTTCGATGAAGGTGACGAAGGCGTCGAGCTGGGCCGCCTCGCTCAAGGCCATGGTGTCCGCGAAGTGCTGGGCGTCGTGGTAGCCGAGTCGCTGCCAGTGGTAGCCCATGATCTGGAACAGACCCCAGCTGGCGGACTCCAGCGCGGCGGCCGCGTGGATCTGCTGCGCCTGGGCGAGACGCTGATGCTCGGCGGTACCGCCGATGTAGCCGCCGGACTTGCGGTTGACCAGGGCGGGATGCTTGGCGGCGAGTGCATCAGCCTCGGCCTCGCTCAGGCCATTGGTCTGGAGTCGGGCGTGCATGACGTGCCGTTCGAACAGGATCACCGGGCGGCCGTTGCTGGCGAAGCCCTCGCCGCGGCTCTCCACCTGGTTGACGGCCATGACGCTGGCCAGCGGCACGCCGAGGCGGTCGGCGGCCTGCTGCAAGTCCTTCCGCTTGAGGTAGCGCGAGGTGTCGTAGCCGTGGAGCGCCGCCAGCGTCTTCGGGCCTGCGACGCCATCGTCCACCAGGCCGGCGCGGCGCTGGTAGGCGGCCACGGCGCGCTCGGTCTGCTCGCCGAAGTCGCCGTCCACGGCTACAGCGAAGCCGGCCAGCGTGAGTGAGGCCTGCAGGTTGCGCACGGAGAGACCGCGCGAGCCGATGATCAGAAGTTCGCTCATACGCTTTCCACCTTACGCTCGAACAGGCGCTTGGCACCGGCGCGAACGCCCTCTGCGCCGATCAGGCCGATGATGCCGCCAAAGAACGGGGCGTATTCCTGCGGAATGCCAAACAGCGCCAGACCATTGCTGGCAGCCAGGGTGATCAAGCCGCAGACGACTGATTCGATGGCGATGCGGCGCAGCGATCCGCCGCCGAGCATCAGCCGCGAGCCGGCGATGGCAGCGGACAGGCCTGCCGCATACAGGATCGGGTAATTCTCCTGGAGCCATGTGGCGAGCCAGGCCATTTCGGGACGGTCATGCATGCGTTTCATTCCACTGTCCGCTGGGCGTGAGGGTGTTGATGTGCTGGACCACTTCGCCCAGCTGAGCCGGGCTGTAGCGCTGGGGCATGGGGAAACCGAGCGCGGCGGCGCAGAACTCGCTGCAGAACCAGCGACGCCGGCTGTGCAGGCCGACCGGCAGCAGCTGGCTGCCGAACAGGCCGAAGAAGTCGTAGCCCTGACCGGCGTTGGCGCGGAACACACGGGCGATCTGGCGATAGTCCGCCCAGGGCAGCGGGATGAGGTCCCAGTGTTCGAGGTTCAGCTCGATGTGCTTGGCGCGCACGCCACCGTCCATGGCCGAGGCGGACAACCAGCGGCCATCGGCCAGGACCAGTTCGCAATGGCTGTACTTGGAGCGCGTCCAAAGGCGGACCAGGCGGTTGAACAGCGTGCCGCGACCCTTGTAGAGGGCGAGGTAGATCAGTCCCATAGGTTCACCACTTGGCGTTGTTCGGCTTGCGGGGCGGCATCCGGCAGAGTGACGGCGGTGCCGTGGGGGATTACGGGGCCGAGATCGGCGAGACCGGGGTTGGAGTCGAGGACGGCCTCGGTGACTCCGGCGGTGCGGCCGTAGTACCGCCAGCAGATGGCGTCGACGGTGTCGCCCTGGTTGGCGATCACGGTGGTCATCAGAGCAGCTCCACCGTGGTGTGGCTGATGCCGAGGATGCTGCGCAGGGCGTGGCGCGCGTCGCGGCGCAGCTCGTCGATGTTGGTGCTGTCCTCGGTGGCCTTCTGCTCGCCGCTGTTGGTTGCGTCGAAGCTGCGGTAGCGCTCGACCAGTTCGGCGGTGGCGCGGCAGTAGATGGTGCGGCGGTAGAGGTGCAGCAGCTGGCTTTCGCCCTTGATCTGCGGTGCCGGCACGTCGGACAGGGTGAGGTGGCCCTCTTCAGTACGGGCGCGACGGTATAGGTCGAGTTCGCGGTTGGCCTCGATCATGGCGTTGATCGCGGCCACCTCGATGCGCTCGGGGGTAACGCTGGCGTCCAGGCGCATGGCGGCGCGCAGGTCGAGGCAATCGATCACCGGCCAGAAGGCATCGTTCTCGATCTTGTGCTCTGCGGTGGTGGCGCCGGTGGCGATAAATCCGCTCATGCCTATCGCTCGAATGGGTCGGCGGTGGTCGGGGCTTCACGACTAGGCCAAGGAGAAAACCTGTCGATCAGCCCCGAGCCGCCGGGTGCGTGGGGACGCTCAGTTAGCGGAGGGCTCGCCGGTGCTGGCATCCGGAGCGCCCTGGTCGGCTTCGGCGCCCTTGGCCTGGTCGGGCTGGGGCTGATCGTCTGCCGGGGGCTCGCCGGTACCGGTATCGGTAGGCGCACTTTCCGCGTGTTTCTTGAGGAGGCGCTCGGCGCGCTCCAGATCCTTCTTGCCACCGCAGCTGTTGTGCAGCTCGATGGCGCGTTTGAGCAGGTCGATGCCGAACTGCAGCCAGGCCCGTTCGTCCTGGGTGAGCGCTTCGGCGTCGTAGTTGAGCTGGGCCAACTGGGCGCGTCCTTGGGCGAGAACCAGCTTCGCGCGGGCCTCGTCTGGCATGTCCTGGTCGGCGGTGAGCTCGGCGGTGCGGTTGAGGGTCACCAGCGGGAAGGTTTTGCCGGCCTTCTGGGCGTTGAGCGCCGCAGTGGCGACTTCCTCGGCTACCAGGCAGCCGGTGGTGCGGTTGAAGCGATCCGGCATCACCAGCTGGTGGAGCAGCACGTACTCGGCGATCTGCAGGCCGCCGTCGAAGTCGCTGGCGTCGAAACGCCAGACCATGACGGTGACCAGCACGTCGTCCTGGGCGCCTTGGCCTGCCGCGAGTACGCCCTCGATGTAGGGGACGTAATCCGGCAGCAGCTCGGCCTTGAGCTTCGCCTTGCCTTCCGTGGACTGCACCTGCTTGAGGCGGAACTGGTCTTGCTGCAGCTTGGCCAGCATCACCTCATAGCCGGTAGCGCCATCCATTAGCGCGGCGGGGGCGGCGGCTGCCGCCTCCTGGGCTGCGCGCTTGCGCAGCTGGTTACGTTGGGCAAGGGTCAGGCTCATGGCTTAGACCTTCTCTACGTTTTCAACCAGGGCGACCAGGCCGAGGTCTTCCACGACGTAGGCGTCGTTGGAGGATTGGTAGTCGGCGATGCGGTCGTACTCCGGCTCGTCCTTGAGGTGGCGGCGGCGGGCGCCTTCCTGCCAGTAGATCGACAGGTTGCTCAGGGTGGTGACCAGCACGGTGCCATCCGGGAAGTAGGGGGCGTCGACGATCGGCAGGCCGCCCAGCCGGGCGCGGGTGACGATCTCCTGTGCGGCGTTCTCTTCCTGGTTGGAGGTGGCGCCTTTCTCGACCGCGGCCAGCAACTTCTCGTGCATCAGGTTGCGCGAGACGATGACGATCAGGTCAGGGTGGCTGCGGTGCCACGGGTCCAGCATCTGGACGGCATCGAAGACCAGACCATCGAGGGTCTTGTAGTCGCCGGCGGCGCCGACGGTGACCTTGCCAGCGGTGGCGCCTTCGTCGAGCACGCGATCCGGAGCCTTGGTGCGAATCTTCTGCAGCCAGCCGATGTTGACGTCCTGGCGCAGCGGGTAGGTTGCCGCGTTGGTGGCCGCGGCAGCGGAGACGCCGTTCCAGCCGATCATCAGGCGATCAAGGGCCTGCCGCTGGGCGATGGCCGCAGTGAGGCGGGTCTGGAAGTCCGGGAACTTGGCCCAGGCATCGAGCAGCACGTAACGGAAGGCGCTGTCGAAGTTGGTCTGCTTGCAGGTGTAGTCGTCCTTGGACAGAGCCTGATGCTCGCCAGGGTTACGGCGGTTGCCGCCTGCGGTGTCGGTACGGCTGGCGATCGGGCCGTTGACGCCCAGCAGTAGGGCCTCGCCCGACTGCTCCATCACGCCGATGACGTTGATGCGGCCGAGCAGCGCGGTGGATTCCTGGATGGCAGTCTCGAGGTTCTGCTGCACGCTGGGCTCGACGTTGAACTTGACGGCGGCGCTGTCGACGCCGTTCAGCTTGGCTACCTGTGCCAGGTAGCCGTTGTAGGCGATTCGGGTTTCGTTACGCATGGTGTGCTCCGAGTGGGCGCTGGTGATGGGTCAGAACTTGGCCAAGGCTTTGCCGTCGCCGCCGGTGGCGGGCGGGCGCTGCTGTTGGCTGTGGTCCTCGGTATCGCTGAGGCGCGTGACCAGATCGGCCAGCTCGGTTTCGAGCTTGTCGACCTTGGCGCTCAGCTCCTGGCGAGCCGTCTGTTCTGCGGTGAAGGCTTCGCTCTGCTCCTGAGCGTGCGAGGCGAGGGCCTCAACCGCTTCGGTCAGCTCGGAGAACTGGGCGTCGTCCTTGACGGCTTTGTCCTTGCTCTTGCCGAGGGCTTCCATCACACGGGAGAACAGGCCGGCGACCTTGCTCTCGCTGTCGGTGACTTCCTCGAATTCGAGGGCAACTTCGATGGCCTCGGAGAACAGGTTTTCCGGGTCATTCTTCCGTGCCTTGAGCGGGTTGGCGTCGGGGTGCTGGGCGCTGAAGGTGAGCATCTCGGTACCCAGGCTGGCCGGGGTATCGGTAACGGCGATGCCGTCCAGGTACGCGCGACCGGTGTCGGCGAACTTCGGGCGGATCTCGATGCTGGTGAAGATCTTCTGCCGCGCCTTGTTCAGGGCGATGAGGTCGGCGGTCGGCTCGATCTGGGCGAACAGGGCCAGCTTCTTCTTGCCGGCAATCTCGACTTCTTCGGTTTTCAGGGCGACGACGTCGCCGTAGGCCTTGAACGGGCCGTCCGGCAGCAGGCTGCGGAAGTGCTCCAGCCAGACGCGGGCGCCGTAGGTGTTCGGGTTGTAGGTTTCGGCAGCGTCCACCAGCCATTGACGTTCGATGGTGCGGCCGTCGGTGGTGGCGCCTTCGACGGCGACGCGGAAGAACTTGCTGCGGTACTTCTTGGCGGTGGGGTTGCTTGCGGCCATGGGGCTTTCCTCAATCCGGGGCTGTGGGCCTTTCGTTGAGGGCATGGTCGGCACCCGGCGGGGGCGCGGCAACGCGGTTGGCGTGTAGGGCAGAGCGATACAGGACGCGCCGGTAGGGGCTCGCGCGCGCGAGCGGCAGCATCGGCGCCATGAACGCTATCGTCGAACTCCCTACCGATCACCGCCGCCACGCCAAGCATCTGTATTGGCAGGGCTATCGCGTCTGCGAGATCGCCGAGCTGCTCGGCGAGAAGGAGAAGACGCTGCACAGCTGGAAGGCCCGGGACGAGTGGGACCGGGCTACGCCGTTGGAGCGCATCCAGGCGGCAACCGAGGCCCGCCTGGTGCAGCTGATACTCAAGGAACCGAAGAGCGGCTCGGATTACAAGGAGATCGACCTGCTCCATCGGCAAATGGAGCGGCAGGCCCGAATCCAGCGCTACCAGGACGGCGGTACCGAAACCGACCTCAACCCTGAGCTGGCCAAGCGCAACGCTGGGGAGAAGCGTAAACCCAAGCGCAACGACATCACAGAGGAGATGGTCGAGAAGCTCGTCGAGGCGTTCCTCGACGGATGCTTCGACTACCAGAAAGACTGGTACCGAGCAGGTAACCAGCGCACTCGGGCCATTCTGAAGAGCCGGCAGATCGGCGCGACGTTCTACTTCGCCCGCGAGGCGTTGATCGATGCGCTGACCACCGGGCGCAACCAGATCTTCCTGTCGGCCAGCAAGGCGCAGGCGCATATCTTCAAGGCGTATATCCAGGCCTTCGCCCGCGACACGGTCGGGGTTGAACTCACCGGCGACCCGATCATTCTGCCGAACGGCGCCGAGATGCACTTCCTGGGTACCAACGCGCGCACCGCCCAGGGCTATCACGGCAATTTCTACTTCGACGAATTCTTCTGGACGTTCAAGTTCAACGAGCTGAACAAGGTGGCCAGCGGCATGGCCATGCAGAAGCAATACCGGCGCACCTATTTCTCGACGCCCAGCTCGATGGCACACGAGGCCTATTCGTTCTGGACGGGCGAACGCTTCAACAAGGGCAAGCCGGCGGCCAAGCATCTCAAGCTGGATGTGAGCCACGACGTGCTGCAGCAGGGGCGGCTGTGCGAGGACCGGATCTGGCGGCAGATCGTCACCATCCTGGACGCCGAGGAGCGTGGCTGCGACCTGTTCGATATCGACGAGCTGCGCCTGGAGTACGACGCGGCGGCCTTCCAGAACCTGCTGATGTGCCAGTTCGTCGACGACGGCGCGAGCATCTTCCCGCTCAACCTGCTGCAGCCGTGCATGGTGGACAGCTGGTCGGTGTGGACGGACTACCAGCCGATGGCCATGCGGCCGTTTGCCGATCGGCAGGTATGGGTGGGCTATGACCCGGCCGAGTCTGGCGATTCCGCCGGGCTGATCGTGGTGGCGCCGCCGCTGGTACCGGGCGGCAAGTTCCGCGTCTTGGAGCGGCATCAGTTCCGCGGGATGGACTTCAACGCCCAGGCCGAGACGATCCGCCAGGTGACGCGCCGCTACTGGGTGACCTACATCGGCATCGACACCACCGGTCTGGGCAGCGCGGTGGCGCAGCTGGTGCGCCAGTTCTTCCCGGGCTTGAAGACCTTCTCCTACAGCCCTGAGGTGAAGACGCGCCTGGTGATGAAGGCCTGGGACGTGATCAGCAAGGGACGGCTGGAGTTCGACGCCGGCTGGACTGACCTGGCGTCGTCGCTGATGGCCATCCGCAAGACGGTCACTCCGGGCGGGCGCCAGTTCACCTATACCGCCGGGCGCAATGAACACACGGGCCACGCCGATCTGGCTTGGGCGCTTTTCCACGCACTGCACAACGAGCCGCTGGAGGGCCAGACCGTGGCCAACACCGGCATCATGGAGATTTACTGATGAGCAAACGTCGCAACCGTAACCAGCAGGTGGCCACCACTGACCAGGTGCGCGAGGGCGAGGTGCTGGCCAATGGTGAGGGCGGTCAGTCGATGGCCTTCACCTTTGGCGATCCGATGCCAGTGCTCGATGGCCGCGAGATCCTGGACTACCTGGAATGCTGGGCCAATGGCCGCTGGTACGAGCCGCCGGTCTCGCTGGACGGGCTGGCGAAGTCGTCGAAGGCGAGCGTCTATCTACAGTCGGGCCTGATCTTCAAGCGCAACGCGCTGGCCCGCACCTTCATCCCGCACCGGCTGCTCAGCCGGGCGGCCTTCGAGCAGATCGTCATGGACTGGGGCTGGTCGGGCAACCTGTACCTGGAGAAGCGCGACAACATGCTGCGCCAGGCGATCGGCCTGCAGCCCTGCCTGGCGAAGTACATGCGGCGCGGTACCGACCTTGCGACCTACTACCAGGTGCGCGGCTGGAAGGACGAGCACGAGTTCAAGACCGGCAGCATCTGCCATTTGCGGGTGGCGGATATCAACCAGGAGATCTACGGGCTGCCGGAGTGGCTGCCGGCGCTGCAGAGCGCGCTGCTCAACGAGAGCGCCACGCTGTTCCGGCGCAAGTACTACCAGAACGGCAGCCATGCCGGCTTCATCCTGTACATGACCGACGCGGCGCAGAACGAGGACTTCGTCACCGACCTGCGCAACGCGATGAAGAACAGCAAGGGGCCTGGCAACTTCCGCAACCTGTTCATGTACGCGCCGAACGGCAAGAAGGACGGGTTGCAGCTGATCCCCATCAGTGAGGTGGCGGCGAAGGATGACTTCGGTGCGATCAAGAACATCAGCCGCGACGACCAGCTGGCGATGCTGCGCATCCCACCCCAGCTCATGGGGGTGGTACCGCAGAACGCGGGGGGCTTCGGCTCGATCCGGGAAGCGTCCCAGGTGTGGGCGGTCAACGAGCTGGAGCCGGAGCAGGCCCGGCTGCGGCAGATCAACGACTGGCTGGGGGAGGAGGTGGTGCGGTTCAATCCTTACGATTTACCGTCGACCAGCAGCTAGTCCATCAGCACGATCGAAAAAGCCGCCCGCAGGCGGCTTTTTGGTGCTTGCTCAGTTCTGATCGATCACTTCTAGAATGTTGCCATTGAGGTCGACCTTGGCCTTAACGGAGTTTCTCACCATGCCCCCGAAGGCGTTGCGGCCTCGGAAATGGGTCAACACCACCAGATGGTCGCCTCGATCCCAGTAGCTGGTCTCGTCGTGCTCATAGCTGTCCGGATCGTTCATTGACTTCTTGATGGCCCGTTCCAAGGTTCTGTGTGAACCATCCCAGGCGCTGAATTGGCTCTCGATCAACTTCTTGCGAGCCTCCGCTGCTGCCGCCTTTTCCTTTGCTTCCTGGACTGCCTTGGCATAGCTGTTTTGCTGCTCGGTGTACTTCTTGTTGTCCGGGAAGAGGGTGGCGAGTTTGCCGTAGATTTCGGCCAGCTTGGCTTGGTCGACGGTCTTGGAGACCTCCTCGAGGAGGGTGGCCTCTTGTACTTTTCTCTTCTGCAATTCAATGCCGGCCCTGGCTGAGGCCAGGGCCTTCTGCAGGTCCGCGTCCTGGACGGTGGCGTACTGGGTCAACTGGCTGGTGACTTCGCTGAAATTTCCGGCCGACAGGCTGGCCGTGGCCTTGCCAAGGATGGACTCACGGTTGGCCGCGAACTCCTCGGCTTTCTTCTGCCGTTCTTCGGCCTGGGCCGCAGCAAGCTGTTTGGCCTCCTCGATTTTCTTGGCCTCTGCATCGTTCTGCGCACCGACCCCAATAGCCATGAAGGCAGCAAAGATCAGGGCTGTCACAGTGATTGCGCGGGCCTTAAGGCTTAGCGCCGTATTGGTGACCCGGTAGGCGTAGCTGCGGATGGGCGGAAGCAAGAACAGTCCGCCAGCGACAAATAATAGAGCCGCCACCGGCATCTCGATCACCAACAGCAGACCGAAAAGCACCAGGGCGATGCCACCGATCCAGCTAAGCACCTTGAATAGCTGATTCAT